TCGCAACAAGACGACCTTTAGCGTAACCAACCTTGTCAAACTCAACACCGTACGCTGTTGCTGTACCAGCCAACGTGTGCGTACCGCCATCAACCTTCACAATGCCCTGCGTGGAACCAGTACCAGCAAACACAACATACGCATCACTACCGATACTTTGAATGTCACGAATAGTTCCAGTACCGCTAATCGTTGTCCAAGTAGGTGACGTAGCATACGGATCAGTCGTGTACTTCACATCCGAGCCATCCGTACACCACAGCTCGTCACCAACAACCGCCAAAAACAGGTTCGTGCCAGACGTAGACAACGACACCTTCACATCGTTCAACAACGTGAGTTCTCCCTCAGTCCAAACATCCACACCCAACGAAGCCTCAAACCGTTCAACGTTACTGTCAGGCAAATCCCCATACTTCTGGTTGAAACCGAAATGCCAAGAAGTTTGACCACGCCTCCACAACCCCTGCGGGTTAATCGCAGCCTCACCAGGAATATCAGACTGGTCAACCGAATCCCTCAACCGTGCCTCAAACGTGCGGGCATACCGGCCAGACGCAGTGTCCAGCATGTACGGACGGCCATCAATCGACACCGGAAAAATGTGTGGCACCAAATCAGAAGCACCAGAAATACCTGTGTAAAACGACGGGCCACCCGTAAACGGTGTGGTGTAAGTAATCAGCGACATCGCCGCCTACTTTCGGATACGCAAAGGATACTGACGGTTCAAACGTGCAGCTTCAGCCATCACACGGTCACGACGCAAACGCTGTAGTTGCAGCATCGAGTTCGCTACAGCACCAGACGGCACTTCTTCAGCTCGACGGGTATCGCCCTGCGATTCAGTGAAGTTGCGCTTTACTTCACGGCCAGCCATCAGACGCATCTGTGTGCCTAACGCCAGCACGTCATCCAGATAGTCGGAACCGCCAACATCGGCAACCGTGTCGGACTCTGCGCTGAACGAACCGTACGGTGCGCGATACACGACACGGATGGTGCCTGACCGGACATACGAATCGAACGCCAACGCAAACCCTGACGCAAAATCGGAGGTCGGCATATCAGACAGCAAACGAACATCACGAATAATTGGGTAGTCGTCAGACAGGTAACGGTACCGGACATCAATCAGGTTTTGGATGTCGGTTGCACCTGTAATGTTCACCATGCGGTCGCTACCATTGTAAGCAATATCGACAGTTTTAACTCGGAACAGGCCGTTCAACGGTGACGACAAATCTGCTAGGTCAGCGTTCAACTGTTGCAACACTCGTGAACGAGGGAACCGTGGGTTGATTGTCGCTATATCATCAGCAGAATGGGAGGCTGCGGTGGTGCCGTTGAAGCCACGTTCCACTACAGCAGATTTGGCGGACGAGTTTGTTGTCCACACATAAAACTGTTCTGAACCGATCTCGAACACGGAACCTTCACGCAAACCTGACAGCGGATAGGTGAACGTCAACGTGGTTGCGGACGCGTCAACACCTGTCGCAAGTTTGTTGCGTTCCTCTACCGTTCCTGCCAGCAGTTCGCCAGCAACACGGTCAATAAGTTGACCGGCTGTAGTCACTTCTTCTTCTTACCTGTTTTAACCTCTGCTGTAGACAAAGCAGGGCCAAATGACCTTGAACCAGGACCGTTTGACACAGCTCGCTTCTTGTTCTTCATGTACTTACCGCCGTAAACAGTCATGCGCTAATTGTACTACAGAATTCCAGTCACTACTTGCGAAACGTCAGTCGCTTTCTGCTCGATCTCCCTGGCTCCGTCAATTTTGGCTGGTTGCAAACCGTCCTGTTTGAGCCGCTTATAGGCATCCATGTCTTTAGACCATTGACGTTCTGTGGCTTCAATACGATTATTTTCGATTTTTCTCGAGGGCATTGATGACGCTGCGAACGAAACGCCCGCAATCCGACACCCAAAACAGCCTTCGACATCAAGTGTTGGATGCTTTTCACGATGTTTCATGATTCAAAAATATAGTCGCCGTAACCAGCTGCGGTGAGATCGGACACTTCTTGGTCAGTAATAACATTGTCATGCCCACCATGATAGGTGATAGTGACAGCAGACATATCAGCTGGTTGGTTTTCTACATAAGTGCCGTCAATAAGTTTGTAGATGTTTCGTCCTTGCGGTAAAGGCTTGTAGTGCCTCAAAAATTTGTAAGCCAACCGTTTTTCTGCGTTCCACGGTATATCTATGTCAAAGTTGGACAAATTATGAAACGGGTCAGTAGGGGTTCTAAATATTGCCATCAGGTCACCTCGTACCCAGCTGCTACCAAGTCAGCTTTTTCTTCTGCGGTCACAAAGTTGTTGTGTCCACCAAAATATGTTTTGACGACAGCGTTGTCGTTGCGTGGATCTATCGACGTGTAAGTGCCGTCGGAAAGTTTGTAGACGTTGAGTCGACGTGCGCCAGGAGTGAGCCGTGAGAACAGCCGGTTTGCTGGTGTCGCAGAATGGTAGTCGGCCCACGGGAAGTCTGCTTCGACGGGTGGCCGGAAGATGAAGCTCTTTGTCCAAGTGGCTGGGATGTCTGCTCCGTTGCCGGTGTTGCTGGCTGTCCGTGGCGCAATATGTAGGCCGGTTGCTGTGCCATCTGATGTGTTTGTTCCGGTAGCTGCACGGGGGGCGATGTGAAGCCCGGTCGCGGTTTGGGTGCTGTCACCTGCACCTGTAGCGGTGCGTGGAGCAACATGCAAACCTGTAGCAGCAGAGGTGCCTGCCCCAGACGAGCTGCCTGTAGCGAACGTGGTGCGTACCTGGACAACAGCAGAGGTTCCGTCACCTTCGCCTGTTGCTGTTCGGGGTGCGATGTGTAGGCCGGTTGCGCTGTCTCCGGTGGTTGCGCCTCCGCTGCCGTATGCGGTGCGTAATAGTTTGTGCAGGATGGCGTTGTTGGATGTGCCTGTTCCGTTGCCTGTGCCGGTGCGTGGCGCGATGTGTAGGTCGGTTGTAGCAGAGGTTCCTGTGCCGTCGCCGGTGGCGGTGCGTGGGGCGACGTGTAAACCTGTTGCTGTTGAGGTGCCTGTGCCGTCACCTGTGGCGGTGCGGAACGCGATGCGGACACCTGCGGTTGTGGAGGTGCCGGTGCCGGTTCCGGTTGCTGTGGTGTCGAGTGTGCGTGACCCGTTGTAGCCGGTGGTGTTTGTGGAGTAGGTGAGGGCTGTGGATGCGTAGCCTTGTGCGACGTTGGCGGTGGTGCCTTCGTAGGTGAGTTGTTCCCGGTCGTATAGGTAGTCGGGGTTGTCGTAGTCTTGTTCTACGGTGTTTCCGGCGTACGTTATGTGTTCTTCGTAGTCGGTGGAGGATTCGTACAGCCGACTCATCGGTTACTCCTGTGGAGGGTCAGGGAACTCGGCTGTGTCGGCAGGTGTCCAAGTGGCAGGGAAGTCACGCAACGCCTGACGATATGTTGCCCACGCCTGTTGGTCAACGGGAGCGTCCGCTGTTTGTGTCCAGTCGCTATCTGCCAAAAGGCGGTTACGTTCAATCCGCATAACTACTTCTAGGGTTTCGGTGTCGTCACCAAAGATGTCAACTTTTATCAACATTAGCCGCCCACCTCGTAAACCTGTAAATATGAGAAATTGTAAGTGCCTGCACCATTTATGTAAATGTTGCCTGCGCTCTTATACCATGTCACAGTGCAAGTGGTTGAACCGCTGAAACCTATTGCTGGTTCTGATGCAATGAAACCCACGTTGTAAGGTTGTGAAGTGCTTAATCCTTGCGTGCATCTTCCATACGTTGTGCCGTTGAACTCTAAATAAACGTCAGCATAGGCGGACGTTGCACCAGATAGATAGTAGAGATTGAATCCAACAAGGGCGACATATTGTTTATTCGGATCTGCGTTAAATGTTACGCTCATACCACTACCGCCAGACGCAATACTTAAATTTCCTGAGAAGCGGTTCTGGCCTACTAGACCAGTTGGCAACGAAGTTCCTGCAACCCTCACATCACCTGTGGCGTTGATGTCACCGTTGACATCCAACTGATATGACGGCGTAGCATCGTTGATACCGACATTCCCGCCAGAAGGATTAATAGACAACCAACGACCAGTTGCATCATTCGTATTAGCGGTAGCATCAATAATTCCAACGCTCCCACCATTACTGTCAATCTTTACTTTGGCATCATCAGTTCCGCTTGTAACAGTCAAAGATGCAGTCGGTGACGTTGTACGGATACCGACACGCTCATTCGCATCATCAATATGCAACGGCGCACCATCCAACAGCGCAGTCTCAATCGCCTCCACCGCATCATTCACATCCGCATGCTGAGCAGAATGCGACGGCGAAGCCATCGTCGAACTGGATGTCGGGTTCGTAAAGCTATCTATGCTGGACGGAAAGTTTGTGGTCATCAGTTGGCCTCTGGCGGGTCAGGGAACTCGGCTGTTTCGGCTGGTGTCCATGTGGCAGGGAAGTCTCGTAGGGCTTGACGGTAATTGCCCCACGCAGTTTTATCTGTTGGTGCGTCACTTGTCATAGCCCAATCGGATTCTGCCAACAATTTATTTCTATGTTGTCGCATAAGTGGAACTAAATCATTTAGATCAATAGCCTCAACAATCACGCCATCTGCAACAAGACGAATAATCATGGGGCAACCCTCACTCCTGAAAACGCTGTTGGGTAATATGCAGTAGAAGTACCCAAAGGAACAACGCTTGAACCCCCATCTACTGCTACAGACATCTCTACATAGTCACCAGCATCTAACCTCAATAAACCAGAAACCTCACCACCTGAACCCCACGCGGTTTCTGGGGCAATAACGCCAGCCAATCGTTTTACTGATTGAGTGCCACTACTGTTCACTA